CCCAGGCTATAAGCCGCAGAAAACCTACGTGTAGTTTCCTACCGCCGGCACCATTTTTCTCAACAAAATCAATCATCGGTAGGAAATATACCATCATATCCTAACCGATACCAACGGAGAATTGCGCCAATCTTCCGGTTGGCGCACACTGCGGCATGGCATCGATCATAAAGCGGGGGAACGCTTGGCGCGCTTCGGTGCGGCGCAAAGGCGTCCGACTCGATGGAACGTTCGACACCGAGGATGAAGCGAAAGCCTGGGCCAAGGCGCGGGAGGAGACAATCCTTGCCGGCCGGCCAATTGAGCCCAAGCCCGTCATTGAAGGATTCACGGTCCCGCAACTCTTCGTTCGGTATTCCAAGGAGGTCAGTCCGAACAAGGGCGGCTCGCGTTGGGAGCAGATCAGACTGAACGCATTGGCCTGTGACCCGCTGTTACAGGGGCAAGCGATGTCGTTCGATGGCGCGGCCATGGCGACTTGGCGAGACCGGCGCTTGACGGAAGTGACGGCCGCTACCGTCAACAGGGAATTGAACATCATCTCGGCGGTCTTCACCCGGGCGATCAAGGAGTGGCGATTGCCCCTGACCGCAAACCCCGTGGGGCAGATCCAACGACCGAAGCAGCCGCCCCATAGACGACGGCGCGTGTCAGAGGCAGAGCGCGCGAAGCTGTTGACGGCGCTAGGCTGGGATGGCGTCGCGCGACCGGCGACGCGGCGGCAGTATGTCGCTTGGTCTCTGTGCTTCGCCATCGAGACCATGATGCGCAGGGGGGAGATATTGCGGCTGACCTGGGAGCATGTGCATCCGAAGTGGTGCCATCTGCCGAAGACCAAGAACGGGCACGCGCGCAACGTGCCGCTATCCACGCGGGCAGTCGCGCTGCTGGAACTGCTCGGACGCGGTGAGGACAAACAGCGCGTCGTGCCGGTCAAGCCGGACGTGCTGAGCCACTTCTTTGCGGATGCCTGTCGCAGGGCAGGGATCGAGGACATGCACTTCCACGACAGCCGGCGTGAGGCGCTGACGCGTACCGCTCCGAAGTTGGGCGATCCCCTCACCCTGGCGTCTGCCTCGGGGCATCGGGACATCCGGCAGTTGCGAGTGTACTACGAGCCGAATCCGGAGGATTTGGCAGACAAGCTCGGGTAGCGGTCATACGACCTTCCTCGGCCTGCCGCCCTTGCGGATCGGCATGACGTTCGCCCGGCGCTTCTCCCATTCCTCGACCGCCGATGGCAGCCAGACCAGCGCACGGCCGCCGGCAGGGAAGGGGGGCGGCAACGTATCGGGCTTTCGTAGCCGGCGCATGTAGATCGCGCTTACTGTCGTGCGCATCCGGGCCGCGAGATCGTCAATGGTCCAGAACGTGTCGCTCATGCAGCCACCTCGGCGCGGGGGATCAGGATCGGGGTCATGGCAACCTCAAAACGGGATGCAATCGGTGTGGTCGCCAACGTGGCGGCCGAACCGTACTTCGGGCTGTTTGCAATCGAAGCAGTCGGTGTGGACCCAAGCCTTCAGCCGCTCACATGTTCGATAGGCAGCGGAGCGGATGCGCCACCACGTGAGCCGTTCAAGCAATCCCTCGCGGTAGACCTCGCCACCGTCGGACGTTCCGCACCGGGTGCAGCGGCTATACCACTTCTCGCGTTGCCGGCCTCGGCGGTCCCAGTAATAGCCGGCCATGTAGCGTTCACGCCGATGGCCGATCAGATGGCAGATGCGGTATGGGGTGATCATGGCAGTCGCCCAGCATACCACGTGGGACTGATCGCTATCGGGTCTGACTTCTCGCGAACGACCTTGATCAGCCCGCGACGCTCTAGACGCCGACATGCGCCGTGGTCTCCTTCACCCACTTCCTGTTGCGTGGGCCATATCGGTAGATCGGCCAGCAACGACGCTTCATCCGTCGGCAATGGCGCAGGATCGGTAGGGAGGTCGCTGAACAGACTCACCCGATCCTGACAGTCACATATGCGGCCTGAGATGCCGAGACCATTATGACTAGGTTCGCAATCACAGAAATTGCTCATCATCTCAACTCGCAGCAATCGCCGGCTCGGCGGGTGGGAGGGGTCTTTTCTCGAAGCACTTCGCGCATTCGAACTGGCTGACCTTGCGTGACTTCCCGCGTCGGTCAGTCGCTACCCACGTGATCTCATGCGTAGAAAGCTCCTGCGGCGTCTGCCATAGCGAGCACGTCGGGCACTGAACCTGCTTAATGCCAGCCTTGCGCTGCACCTCTGCCCATTCGTGCCATTGGAGGTATCCTTCCGGCGGAAGGTCTCCCGGCTTGTATGTGGACATAATTAGGACGTGCGTTCTCATACCCGCGATCCAAACATCCGCCGCGCCCACTCCACGATCACGCGCGCATTCTCAGGCCGGAGTTCAGCGACGAGCCGCGTTGCCCCGGCTGCCCGGAGTGCTTGGGTCAGCGTGTGGATGGGATTGGCGAGGTCGTTGTTGATGGCGCCGCACTGGACGGCTACGGGTTGCCAGGGGGCGGTGTCGCACTCCGAGCAGCCGGGGCCGTGGGGGCAGTTAGGCATGGGCGGCCTCGGATGCCTTCAGGAGCTTGGCGGCCTCTAATTCTTTCGACGTCGGCAATGTTTGGATGGGCTTGCACGCACGCCAAACCTTCCACTTCCAATAAGCGGATGGCTCAATTGAATCTGAGCCTGGATTCCGACTACTGCGGAATTTGACAAAACATTGGTAGGTCGCAGTCCAGATCCAAATGTTCCGGCCTTCGTGCCACGTATAGAATTCATCACGCTGCCACTGGGGCGCTTCGTCCTTCAGGAGCCGGATGATATTTCTGGCAACTGTATTGGCTGCGTTCATGACCGTCCGCCCTCCTGTGCGAGGGCTGCGCGGGCGATGCGCTGAGCCTGCATGTGTGTGTTACCGGGGCCGTGCAGCACGAAATCGATGGCTGCTATTTCCTCCAAAGCCCCCGTCAGCCGGGCGATCTGTGCGCGCAGAGAAATGATATGCTCAGCGCCCTTATTCAACTCGTTCGCAGCGTCTATGGCGTATCCGCTGACCGCAATCTTCGCCTCTGCCACCGCAGCGTCACGGCGCGCGTTCGACCAGGAGAGGAGGTCAAGGGCCATTGCCCGATAACCGCGTTGGATATCGGGCTCCAATTCTTCCCACTTCCGGGGGATATAGTTGACCCATTCCGCTACCACCGCTTCGTGGGAGCACCATCGGTCATACATATGCTCTGCTAACGCTTCTGCCTCTTTGCTTGGCAGTGGTCGGAAAAACTGGTTCTCCACCAGATCGGCGGCCGGGTCAGTGGTCATGACTTTGCCTTCAATCCAAGAACACGGTTTCGGGGCCGACCTGGGCATTGTCCGTTATCTTCACGGACTGGCCGGTCAGTGGGATGATCGTGATGGTGATGTCGCCTTTGACTGGCTGGAATAACATTGACGAGCCGGTGAGCGCCTTCCCATCCCATTTCCATCGGTAGTCTGAAAACAGATAGGTTCCAGGCAGGCATGTGGTTATGTCGGCAGAGCGGCCGACGTAGCTGACGCCTTCTGCTCGTTTTTTGTTTTCGTCTGACAAAAGCGCGAACAGGTCAGGAAAGAACATCCGCAAATCTGCTAAGAATTTGGGCACTTCTTTCTTCTGATAGTCGCTGATGACGCCACCAATCATGGCACGAGGCTGGGCGCTGCATATGCGTTCTAGCAGCCCGGCTGTCATGTCAGTCTCAGCCACCCACGGACTTGGAAGAGGATAGTTACTACCAAGACCGTCCGACATGAACGAGTACGGCAGGTGGTAGTAGCCGTTGATTTTGGCAATCCGATTGTAGGCCTTGTTTGAATCCAACTTGCCGATGAAGTCCGCATTGAGCTTTTTTTGTTCGGCTATCCAGGCATGGAAGCTGCGGGCTTTCCTGGTTGGTCCCTGAATGTTGGTTTTACTGCCGAATTTGCAGTGTCGCATCACACTGGTAAGAATGCAGGTGTTGCTCTTGGTGAACAGGTCGCAACCTTGCGGGTTCTGGCAGTCTATCTTGTATCGGGCGGCGTGGCCGTTCTTGTCGGTAAACAGGGCGTTCGTCGGGTCGTATACCCATGCGGAGATTGTTGTCACGATATCGCCCTCCCAGCCGCTTCGAGGACCGCGCGCATGCGAGCGTAACGATCATCTGTCGTCTGTGGTGCGCCGTCCAACCAATCCTGGTTGCCATGCCAAGTATCCAATGCCGCCTCCACCCCCATCGCCCCCACGGCATCCTCCAGCGCCTGCTGGGCGGAGGCGCGGGTGGGGTGTTCCGCCGCTGGTCCCACAAGCGCACTCACCCACCATTTCTTAGTGAGAGCGCCATGAAACACTGTGCCGATCAAGAATTGACCGATGTAGAGTTTATCATCCACCCACACGAGCGGCAGCGTGACGGTCTTGGCGTCAGACATTGGCGCAAACTCTCCCATGAAACCAGATATCCGGCCGGTTGTTGACGTGCATTCCAGACGCAACCATCAGCGTTTCCGCTTTCGCGACATCGGCCGAGTTCTCGCTTCGGATGCGGGCGTGACGAGTTCCGTTCGTCTGCTGGTGCGGGTAGACGATCAGCCGCACGCCTTCCCCCGTTAACCGCGCGATCTGATATTCCGGCGCGCTTGGGTTCCGCAGTTCGACCGTCAGGTGGTGTTCGGCGGCGAACTGCTGGACGAGGGCGATCGTGTCGGACCACTCCTTTCGGGCTTTTAGGAGTGCGCGGTTGGCGCTCATTCGGCGGCCTCCGCGAAGGTGTCATCAGAAACGACATCAGCGAACCGGCCACGCGCGCTGTCGAGCATCGCGTTGATCTTCGCCTTCACCTCGTCAGGCGCCTTACCGAGCGTGCCCACGACGCCCTTGCTGGCGGCGATCTCCTCGACCGAGGCAAGTTCTTGGCAGCCATCAAGGCGCGTTTGCAGCCGAGCCAGCCATTCCTCGGTGGAAAGCTTCGTTTGCTGCGGTGGATCAATCTTCAGAGGCTTGACCGTGAACGGCTTACGATTGGCACGGGTCGCGGTCAGGGCCATCGTCACGTCCTTGGCGATATCTGACATATGGCTGATCCGGATGCCTCCCGTTTCGATGCCGCCGAAAACCACTTTCGGATCGCGATAGATCGTCATTGATTTTCCGGGATAGGTGTTGCCGTCCTTGCCCCAAACCTGCACCAGAACTCGGCGCATTGATTTGCAAGGCTTGTAGGGCTTCCCGTTGTCACCCTCGAAGTTGACCGCGATGGGCTGATCACCATTGCCGGTACCAGAGACCTTCGTGATGGTGATTGTCCTGGACCCCGAAATCAGATCGTCGGCATTCAACTGGTCTGACTTCGGCGCGATTGTAAGACTTAGGTCGGTCATGATTGATTACCTCCTTGACGGCGCTCGATTTCGCGCCGAGCGTTCCACTTCAAGTCTTCTTCCATGGCTTCCTGTCTGAGCATCCAACCCAGAAACCCAGCCTCGACCTCGGACCATGGCTTGCCTCGGAATTTTCCGATCGGGCATAGCGGCAAAAGCGGCGGCTCCTTAGTCCAAGCAACCATGTCTTTGCCCGTCGCGCCGGCGCCGAATAGCGCAAGCAAGATATGGGCAGTCGTATAGGCGTCTGGGGCGGCGCGATGGGCCGGCTGCGTCAGCGCGTGCTCGGGAGCGATCTTGCCTTGATCTTCCAGCCAATAGCGGAGTGTGCCGTTGCTGTGCGAGGGAGCGTCTGGCCAGAGCCGAAGCGCAGCCTTGTAGGTGCAAATCACAGGCTTGATTGGCGTGAAGAATTTCGTCTCGAAGGCTGCATTGTGCGCCGCTACAGCTGCAACATCAGATTGGCCCAAATCCTCCTGTTGATCGAATGACGGTAATTCAGCGCACTCGGCAAGCGAGATATGATGAACGGCCCGCACTTCGGGAGGCATGCTCTTGACGGCGCACAAGCGCCCGCGCGGGATCTCGACAAGGCGTTGCTCAAGATCAAGGTCGCAGATTCCAACCTCGCATACCTCAGCCTCTGGCGGTTCTGTGCCAGTCGTCTCGAAGTCAATAACGCGAATGATGGTCATACCAAAATGTCCTCGTAGACGCGGCGTTCGGTAGGGATCAGCCGGGCGTTGGATGCCAGAACATCTCGGTAAATCGCCAGTTTGGCCGCTAGACGTTCTTCGAACGCGCCCGCAGCTTCGATGATGGCATTCTGCACTTTCGGGTCCGGATAGACGCGGATAGTTGGCATATGAATGCCGCCGCTATAAGATAGGAAGTCGCACCATCCGCGCTCCAGCACTAAGTGGCCTGTCTGCTGCTGGATCAGGTAATCTACCGGGATGGTCTGATCAGCGACATTCTCCACGATGGTTTCTATCTGGTATTTTTGTCGCCTTGACTTGCACTCGATGAAACCGTCATTGCCTACCAATCCATCCGGTGAGAACCCGATCGTAAATCCCCACTTGTCATTGGTGACAAACCCCATCTGATCGACCGGCGCATACTTCTCTTCATAGAGTATGCGCGCTTCGATTTCATCCTCGTGACCACGGAGCATATCGTCTGACACGTAGTGCGGCTCGACATACTTCGTGATCCGTTGGGCTAGCAGCTCATAGAGATGGCTGCGCTCTTTCTCATTGCTGGCAATCTTCAGCGACGGCGTGATGATAAGTTTCATCTCACTACCAGTCAGCAAACCACACCGAGCCTGCAACCACTCGTCCGAACCCTGGATGAGTTCCGGGTAGTAGGTAATGGTGCCGATGCGGGATACTTTAGTGTCGACCATGGTGACAGGCGTGGAAATCTCGTTCATGGTCATTCCCTCAGAAAGCAATTCTCGGCAACCACCCAAACAACACCGCTACCAGCACAACTCCGATCAGCGCCCCAACGCCGCAGTTCAGCGCAATGACGCGCCAGGAGATCGGTACGGGCTCGTCGGCGCTATGGTCGTAAACCATGACCGGCAGAGGCCGCACCGTGCGTTCAGGAGCGGCGTCGATGTTGGCGCTGTATTCGGGATAGGCCCAGTCGGTTGGGGGCCAGGCGGGGGAGCTATTCATCGTCAGCCTCGCCCATGTCTGTGATCTCGACCTTCCAAGGTGAGGGGCAGTGGCAGATATTCCCTTGGTTGAACTGTTCGAGCGCTTCCCACTCTTCCACGTGATCGATTGTCACAGCCTCGAACGCCTTTTCTTTGGCATCCGCTTCGCTTTCAGCAGTGACTTCGATATATGCGTGTCCCGCGATCGGAATGCACACGTTGTAGATACGCTTACTCATCTTCCTCCCTCCACCAATACGTCGGTTCATCTTCCGGAGGCGTCAGCGGCATCGGCGACACCGGGAACCCGCTCGCGCACAGCAGCGTCCAGCCCTCGGCCTCTGTGGGTGCGTGCCAATACGCTTGCAGGGCTGCGGCGAAGGCTGGGTCATTCACGGCGTTAGCGGCTTTCGGAGAAATCGATGACGTCGGTCGGGATGGCTCTCTTGGCCTGCCCGGCGACCTGCAACTGAACCTTGACGGTACGCAGAATTTCGCGAGCTTGACCGGCGATAGCGTCGCCCTGACCGGCTTGCATCTGGTCGTTTTTCACCGCATTAAGCGTTTCCCAAAGAACGTTCTTCAGCGTGACCGCCGACAGACCTTGAGCGTTGGCGGGAGTTGTCACCGGAGACTTGGGCATAGGCTCTTTTCCTTTTCAGTAGTTTGTTGAGCGTGTCGTTCTGCACTCGAATTTCGTAATCGGATGCCAGACTTCTGATCTCGCGTTCCAGGTCCGCGAGGACGCGGCCAGCTTCCCAGAATGGGCCGTATGACCTTTCCATGTTGTAGCGACGGTCGTATTGCGCCTTCTTGGCCTTATATGCAGGCTGTCGGCAGTATTCGACGTGGCGCGGCATTCGCTCCTTGCGATGCGCTGCGGCCTTTGATGGGTCATAGGTGCGCTTGTGATAGGCGCGCTTCCTGGCCTTTATGCCCGCAAGATTGGTGGCTCGATATTGTTGGTCGTAGACTCGTTTCTCTTCCTTCTTCTGCGCTGCGGTCTTATTTTTGCGCCGAGACAGTCCAGCGCATGTGCGGTTGCAGTATAGTCCGTGGCCACCCTTCAGCGCCCGATTAACTGCGCCCGTCGCTTGCCAAGCTGGCTTCCCGCACTGTCCACAAAGGAAGAAGGACAGCGTCACCCCACCACCCCCACAACCGGAACCGCCACCACGCCGGACAGTCGCTCAGCGAACTCCGCAGCCTCAACCAGCGCCTTCGCGAGTTGGCGCAGTTCGGGTGGAGACATCATGGCGTCCGAAACGGTG